GGGCTTGCTCTACCCCAGATGATCTCTTGGTCTGCAATCTTAGCAACAAACTCAAAGCCCATATCGTTGGGGTAATCAATCTTTTGATCTTCTGCCGTGTATCGCCGTACATAACTACGGTCAAATGCGATCAACTTGTTCTCAGCAGTAACGCTAATTGTCGAAGTCTCACCAGCCTCGCTAATGGTCATTACGTCCATAAAGCCGCTGAACAAGACTGTAGGGCTTGCGATCAGGTCGCCAGTGTCATCTAGTGCGCCCAAGTAAATGGTGATTGGCCTGCCTTGGTAATCTTCGTCCCTAGCAATTGCAAGTAACGGGGATTGAATGCCAGACAAAACAATACTCGCGCCAGTTGCTGTCAAGTCGGTTGACTCATCAACAGCACTAATGGATAAAAGATTGCCAACGCCTAAGTAGTTTTTGCCGTTAAAGGTAAGGTCGCCAAAGCCCGACCAAAGATAAAGGTTTCTATCTTCAGGTGGGGTTGAGTCAAACTCTGCTTTGACTAGATAGATAGGCCGTACAATGTCAGCAGTTGCTACCGCCAACATTTCCGCACTTAATGCTCTGCTCATAATGCCTCAGTGAATGCTAGTGTGAAACCATAGTGTGACGCTGTGCTGATTGACCAGCCAATATCGTTTGATGCCATACGCCACAAACTTTTCGGCAGGGTAAAGTCTAACACTGAACCGCTTGCAGCTTGCGCTCTTAGTGGCGGCTGAAACTCTATCGTACCAGAGCCTGAAGCCTTGCCAACTGTAACCATATACAGGTAATCACCAAGCTGGAAGTAGTCGCCTGCTGATACAGCGGAACCTGTTGCCGTCAAGCTCTCTGATCGGATAGTTGTTACGCCAGATGTGGTAGCAGTGGCAGAGCTAGTGTGCAGCGGATTGCCAAACGTGAACGTGCCTTCTCTGCCTTTAAGCCCGATGATAAACGCCTCTACCGCTCGCGCCTCAGAATGGCTTAATGGGGGCAGCGTTACTTCGCATTCCCATCTTGCGCCTTGGTGAGCATATACCTGAGTGTCTAACGTAAAGGGCGATTCAGACACCGCAACAACGCGCCGTAATCTCATGTTTAAACTTTGTATCCCTACATTGGGGAATGCTAACGGCATCTTATGCTCCTACCAGTGACTTACTGTAACTACCGCCTCGCATTCTAGCATCAGCTACGGCACTTTTGGCAGCGTTTGCGATCTGTGGCATCAGGGTAGCAATCTCGGCACGAACGGTCTGTTGAACGCCTGTGCTTACGTTAATGGTCTGATTAACCACTACGCTACCACCTCCGCCTAGTCTATCGTTTGGAACAATAGAACCGCTCTGATTTGGAATAAACATCTCAGTGCCGCGTTCGCCGACCATGTATGGCTGGCCTCGCTGAACAGAGCCGCCAATAGCCTTGCCGCCAAAGTTGCTTGCAAATGGGTCGCCCATGCCAGCAGAATAACCGCCCGCCATGTTAGTTGATGCTTGGCTGAATCCGGCGGTAATAAAACCGAATGCAGCGTCTACAATGTACTTCTGAATCAGCATTTTAATCAGGCTATCAACTACGCTCTTAGCCATCGACTTAATGGCTTCGGCAAAGGTAGCTGCGCCAGTAACGCCAGCGGTCAGCGCATCGGTTAATCCGTTCAGACCTTGATTAGCAAGGCTCTGTATGCTTTCTTGAAGGCTTGGCAACGAGTCATGCCAATTCTTAAAGCCAATTTGCAAGTCGCTTAATGTTTCAACTACAGGATTCAGCGCAGAAGGGCCAGCCTCACCCAGTTTTTGAATGGTTACAAGAAGATCATCAAAGAAAGTGTTAGTGGCTTGCATGTCAATAATGTTGCCAAGACTACTGCCAAACTCTGAGTTTACTTTTGATGCAGCTTGCAGTTGCCCGTACAGTTCTACATATTGAGCGCCCAGCCTTTGTATATCTGCTTTTTGGGCTTTTAAACCCCCGTCTGTAATAAACTCCCAAATGCTTGGTATGCCTCCATCTTCCATGTGCGCTATTTGCTCGCCAAGCTCTCCCATTTCTTTGGCGATTCCTTTCATTTGACTTTCAATAGCCCTAGTCTCAAAGCCGACAAAGAAAGAATGAGCCTTGTTAATTACTGTGTCTAAACCTTCGGCAAATTTATCTAATGCCCCTAAAGTGCTTCTTATAGATTCTAAAAAACTTACCGCCATAGATCGTGCAAGACTTTCCATGCCGCCTTTAGCATCAGCAGTTCTTATAACAAAGTTTGTAAGTTTATTAACAATTTCTTCAATTGCGGGGGATAATCCAGCAACAAATTGATCTCTTAAACCTTTACCGACAGATAACAGATCGTGCAGTGCATCTTTCGCCTTCTCAACGCCGCCAGCAGCATTGCCAGACATAACAATGCCCAAAGCCTTAGCGCGACCGAATAAGTCCTCAAGACCTTTGGAGCCAAGTGATAAGGTGTTTACAAGGGCAACACCCTCAGAGTCAAACAGCTTAAACGCTAGGCGCACCTTGTCGGCCTCACTGCCAACGCCAGAGAATGCGTCAGACAGCACAAGCATCTGCTGATCAAGTGAAAGTCGTTGGAGTTTTCTGGCATCAATGCCAAGTTCTTTAAGTGCAGACTTAGCTTCGCCCGTACCTTTTGCAGCTTCAGCCGTTCGCCTAGTGAATCGCTGCATAGCCATGTCAAGCGTGTTTGTTGCTACGCCCGATATTTCAGCAGCATAACGTAAAGCACTAAGAGCTTCAGTGGTTGTGCCAATCTTGTCAGCGGTTTTCTTTAAGGTGTCCGTTGCATCAATAGATGCCTTGACCATGTAGCCAAAGCCAGCAGCGCCACCAAGAACAACTAGGGCAGAGCGCATACTGAATACGGCAGAAGTTATCCCAGAGAGTGCTTTCGTTACGCCAGTGAAGGCAGGCTTAGTCTTGTCAAACGCCTTGATAACAATGTTTACATTTTCAGCCATTAGATTCGCTCATTATCTGGAAGTAAGCCACCCACTCATAGAAGTGATTGAGCGGCATTTCTTCTGCTTCTTCAATTGTTATGTGCAGCCGATCAGCCAAGGATAATAAGTTCATTCTTAACGGATCGGCTTTTAGTTTTTTGCAGCCACCTCAACGGACTCAATCTGAGCAAACATCTGATTAGCAATCTCAGAGATTACATTCGTTTCTTCACCCATCAAGTCGATTCGATCTTCAGCAGACGTAAACAGCTTGGAGCCGCTTTCATCTTCTGCCTTCATGCAAATCAAATCAACCATTGCGCCGATTGTAGTGTTTTGAAGAAAGTCAGGGTGCTTCTTCTGTAGCTGATCTAAGTCGTAGCAGGTAATTGGTCTGCAATACATCTTAAAAGCGCCAGAATCGTCACCCCATGCAGGGACGATAACTTCTCGTGCGTTGATCTTTCTTCTATTTCGTAGCTCTTTTGCTAACCCCATATTTTGCCCCTTATGGTACTGTGGTTTCTGTTACTGCTCCGCTGCATTGTACTGAGAAGCTCGCCTCAACCATGCCATCAAACGATGCAGTGATTGAACGGCTTGTTACTACGCCAGAGCCAGACAGGAATAATTCGCCTGAGCCTGTGCCAGTGGGGTATAGAGCAAAATCAATAGAAGCGCGCTCATCAAGAACGAGATGCTGTGCGTCTGCTTTATCCCAATAAACATCAAAAGACAAAGTATTGGTTTTTAGTCCAGCTTTATAGCTACGAACTGAATCACCCATTACGCTGCTTTCAATCGTGTCGGCTGAACCGTCAAAAGTGAATGAGCGAACTTCGCCTACAACAGCAACAGAACCACCTGCCGCCGCAATCTTTACTACTCCGCTTGAACCTGTAGTTGTTGCCATTTTGAATTACCTCTGTTTAAAATTAAGTTGTGCCGCGTGTGTATTGATACAGAACGCGAACTGTCATTATAACCCCACCAATGGGGTCGATAGAACCTTCATCAATCTCGATGCTTGTTATCTGCGTATCTAGCGCATTGCCGCCACGCTTCCTGTCTACATCAAGACCTTCTTCAATGGCTTCAATTATAATGTTTCTTGCCGTGTCAATAACTCCGGCTTTTACAAAACAAACTAATTCATAATTGATGGTCGCCATGCGCTGAGTGATCGAACCGCCCAGACTGGAATCTTCTCTATCTTCGCCAGCACTACGAACCAAGATGGCCGGATACTGCGCGTTAGATAGCTTGTTAAAATCAAACGGTTCGCGGGTAACGTACTTAATCGTCACCGGCGAAGTAACCGCTTGAAGCGTTGCCACGATGTTGTTTGCTATGTTTTCTCGAACACTCATTTCAACGCCTTAAAAAATACTTCGCTTAATCTCTTTTGTTCTTTGCGACTAAACCCAAAGAAAGGGCGCGTCTTGTTATTCATCGCGGCCTTCTTAGATTCTGTAGCTCTGCTGAAGAATATCTCAGCCTGCTTCCCGTTAGCCTTGGTTGTCATCGAGCCAAGCATCTGACCAGTGAACTGTAAGTCTGGCTTAGTGCCTCTTTTCTTTTTAGATCGGAACAACCGATAAGCATCAGAATATGGCTTAAAAGCACCGTCCTTATAGCCTTGCGATTGACTGGTACGATCTTCAATAATACTAACGCCGACCTGAGCCGTTATAGATAATGCCATCTTAACGCTGGCCGATAGCTCTTTACCTTTCTTGCCTAACCGCTTGGCAATCTCTTTAGCGTTTGAGCCAACACTGATTTCCATTTATCTAACCAGCCTGCCATGATTAACCGCAGCTTTCTCGCTGTCATCAATCACATTATCATCGTCTGCATCGTACTCTACACCGTCTTGGAATACGGCTTCTAGTTCTTCGCCATATCGTGACTTATAGAAGTCAATCATGTTCTGAAAGCGATCACCGTCAACCCAGTTTGTAAGCTGGGGCAGTGCGTACTTCCATAAGACCAAATAAACAGCAGATCGAGTCCACTGTGCTTCAGTCAATAAACTTGTATTTAGCTCGCCGGATATACCGCGCTTTTCCCACCAACGATTGCGAATCTCTCGCTCAATATCTGACTGCGCCTTAGCGTGTTCGTCAGAGAACGATGCAATGCCTAGTGTGAGAATGTCGGGAACGATGTCCGTCAAATCTGAATCAGTTGAGAATGCCATGTTATACCTCAGTAAAAACCCACCCCCCGAAAGAGGTGGGCTTATTCTTACTTACAGTACGGAGTCAAAAGTCATCTTAACGCCGTAGCTATCGTCCAACTCGCCAACACCATAAATGGCAGTAGCGTTGAGTTCCCATGCGCGCAAAGATGCGTCACGCTGAGTCTCGATGTTGAAGTCACGCTTCATAGCGATTGCAAGAGCTTCTGGGGCGAATACTGCGCCAACAGAATCACCAGCACCGTCTACAGGTACGTTAGCTGATTCGTAAACATTGATGCCAGCGATAGTGCCGACATAACCGTTACGCATTGCTTCGTTCTGAAGATCGCCGCCGTTAGGGTTGGCGAAGCTGTTGGTCAGGTTAGCTTTCAGTGCATACGCTTGGTAAGGGTGTACAACGGCATTGATAACGCCAGTCACCTTGTTAGCGCGCAGAGTAGCAGCAGCCTTGAACAGATCAGCAACAGTGATTTCTTGACCAGCAGCACCAAGTGCGCCAGAGAAGCCAGCAAACAGAGCGATAAGGTCGGTATCCATTTTGGTAGCGATAGCGTTACCAAGAACAGTACCAAGCTCAACGGCTGGGTTGCCTGCACCGAATGCAGCCATATCAGTCAGAATGACCTGTGCGCCCACTTCGCCAACAGCTACAGATACTGAGCTAGTTGATACAGCGGTTGAACTCATATCCGAACCTTCAGTTAGGCCAGCAGCAGCAATCGCTGGGTACTTAGGAACTTGGATAGTCTTACCGGCTTGTGCGCCGATGTCGTATTGGGTAACGAGGCCCATCATCAAGGATTGCTCTTCAGCGGTGAAACGCGCCTGAGCAATGATATTGACAAATAGATCGTCTAAAGTAGTTGAAGTTGTAGCAGCCATGAGTAAATCCTCAAATTAAATAGTTAGGGTAAAATTGGTTATTTAGGCGCTTTCTTTTTCATAGCAGCAAATGCTTCTTTGCCACCATCGTTCCAGTTAGCTACCATATCAGCCACAGATAAAGACTTCTGCGTAGAGCCACCAGCGTTACCTTGACTGCCAGAACCGCCTTGAGACGCTCTAACAAAGTGAGGATTTGCCGTCAAAAATTCTGCTACCAGCTCACCAGTTGACAACAGATTTCCGCTGTCGTTATACCGTGGTGTGCCATTGCTGTCAAGAACCTCAACGCTGCCATCATCAGACAGGCGTAGATTACTTCTCAACAGTGCAGATACTTGTTCAGGGTTTACAGCGTTGTTAGAACTTGCCGCGCTTAATAAAGCACCGTCCACTAAAGTGGATTGCAGCTTGCTCTTGTATGCACTGATTTCCTGATCTTTCTTTTCTACTGTTTTCTTCAATACAGATTCAAAATCGCCGCGTTCCTTTTGTCGCTCAAGTTCAGCCGCTTCTTTGTCTTGAAGTAGTTGTCTGGCTTCGCTTATATCAATGCCAGATAATTGCTTCTCAAACTTGCGCTGCTCTCGTGCAATACGGTCTGCAACAATTCGATCAAGTTCTGATTGCGAAAACATCTTACCCTGAGATTCTGTAGCCGTTGCCTCAGTACCAACTTCTGTTTCCATGATTTCATCGCTCATGTGACGTGCCTCTTACGAGTAGTGGTGAATTAAAATTTTATCATATATCTTGACTTATAACATTAAAGGTCAAAAACAGGTCGGAACCTGTGTCGGCAGTTATAACCGCCAGCACTAAGGAAGGCGTTGCTGTCTATCTTGCCAGCCCATTCGCCTTGCCAAATATCGGTAATCTCATCAATCGTGTATGTCTTGCCCACATGCCTAGAACAGAACTCCCTTGTAGCTTCATCGTCTGGCCCGTGATATTTAAAGCTAGTCGCGCCACTCTCTAATGCGATCTTTGTATTGATTGATCGGTCAAACTGAAGCAGGGCATCGTGCAGTTGTTGGCTGGCGTAACGCCCCAGATCACCGCTAACGGCATTCCTAATGCTTTGAACACCAGCAGAGAATGAAACGCCTGTCAGGGTGTTGTCGTATACAGCCTTAGCTATGACATCAAGATA